GGCATTTAGTTTTCTTAACATATCTGAATGATTTGACAGACGGTGGTGAAACAGAATTCTTATATCAAAATTTGAAAGTAAAACCAGAAAAAGGATTGACGCTTATATTCCCTGCTGATTGGACATTTACTCACCGCGGCGTTTCTAGCCTCACACAAACCAAATATATTATTACTGGTTGGTTTGATTATATGCCACTACCAGTTGATTTGGAACAAATGAAACCAGAGTAAGTTATAAATACTACATGATTTATATCTCATTTCGTGGTATTTTTGACGGTAATAATTTTGAAGATGCAAACACCCCCAATCAGATAGGTAAGGCCTTTAATTATGGTGTTAGCGTCATGACCGATGCATGGCGCGTTGACAATAAGTTATATCTAGGTAATGATCAGCCTGTCACTGAAGTCACAGAAAAGTATTTGCAGGGCAACAAGTGGTATATTAATGCCCGTAATACTGACATGCAAAATTGGCTATCGACACAGCCAAGCAAACTATATCCTAACTGGTTTTATTTTCCTGTACCTAATCCTGTTTCTGTACCGGTAAGTAATGGAAAATCTATCGTACCGGGTACAGTACCTATTAACGAAAACAGTATCGTATATTTGCCAGAAATCGCTGATCGCGGTTTGTTCAGCACAGTGAAATTAAAATGTTTTGGCGTGTGCAGCAGTTATCTATCTTTCATACGCCGTATGCGCGACGAAGGTAGATGGTACTAAAATACGATCTTACAATAAGCATTCTGCCCTAATTCACTGGGTTCAAAATTTGAAACTAGTGTAAATCCAGCATTTCTATATGTAGTAAAAGCCTTTTCTTTAGGATAGCTCCAAATACTATTAGCATATTCATTTCTTGCTTGATTTATCGTAGCCAATAATAATCGCATACCTATTCCCCTATTTCTATATTCGGGGAAAACATATAGACCCCTAGAGCGGTATGTATTGTCTACACATAGATGTCCACTATTACAACCCGCGATAATATCCCCTACCATATAGAAAAAATAAGTTGCTTTATAGTTAAAATTGCCTATATCTAAACCTCCCAGGAATAGCATAGCACTATGACTTTCTATCTTGCTGACCCGCTCTGGCCACAAATGCTCTGTCCATATAGGCAAAATATCAGAAAAATTAACAGTTTGTATCATTATTTTCTATTTAATTGCGTGTGTATCTTGCATAAATATAGTTAAGTAACACAAGGGATAGCCATGAAATACTTAGTAGATTTTCACCAAGACGCGACTGAACAGCAAATAAACGATTATATTAGTACAAATAATTTAACTGTACTTAAGGTTTACGACAACTTTGATAAGGTATATGTTGTAGAGGGCAGTGCAGAACCTCCTGCTAACAGCATAGTAACATATGTTAAAGATGACAGCCATGTTGCTATTACCCCACTAGGGGAAATGGCTGAAATGAACCAGTATTATGGAGCTTTCAATCCAACTCTACCTGATATTACTATTAATACACAGACAACACAAGATTGGTGGAAAAACTTTAGTTTAGGCAATCCAGAATTCACCGAACCAACTACTACTATTTCACGCAAGGGAAAAAATGTTAGCGTTTACTTAATGGACAGTGGTCTAATGGCATCACACCCAGAATTTGTAGGTGCTGATATCACTAATTTGTACACTGTTACCCCCGGAAATTTCAATGATACTAATGGTCACGGTACAGCATTAGCCAGCGTAATTGTAGGTAACACTTGCGGCATTACACAAGCAAAACTAAAAGTTGTAAAGATTTTTGATAGCAGTCATACTACAAGACAGAGTGAAGTGCTAGATGCATTAGACGCAATATTGAATGATGTATTATCAAGCCCAAGACAATTAGCTGTAGTCAATTGCAGTTGGGCTATCAGCAAGAATGAATATATTGAAAGCAAGATGCGTGAATTATACAACAACAATATATTAATTATTGCTGCTGCCGGTAACTCAGGCACAGAGATTCAAAATGTAACTCCTGCTAGCATGGCTGAAGCACTAGCAGTTGGTTCTTATAATCAAAACTTGTTACCAAGTAATTTCAGTAACTATAGTGATACCTCACATATCAGTTATACACCGGGCGCTACTAACGCCGGCGATCTTGATGGCTGGGCTCCTGGTGAACAAATCTACACTGCAAGTTTAAATGGCGGTTATGGATATGGCGCAGGCACCAGTTTGTCTGCTGCAATTGCATCTGCTATTTTTGCATACAACATAAGCGACATGGTATACAGCGATGGTACTCATGTTGAATATCTAGAACATGAAAATATCGTAGAATTAGTACACTGGACATTTAGAAGAAATGGTATATTAGATTTAAGCGATCCAAAATATATGACCAGCGTAAATTCTATCGCTACGATTATTGATTACTTAGAAACTACTATTGTCTCACCTCCTGATTATCTTGAAGGTAAGGCTAGAGTTGGCGAGTTGTCTTATATTATTAGAGTTTATAATGCAAGACTTACTAGTGCATTAGAAATTGTGACTCCGTTACCTAATAATTTTTACATATCACCAGATGGATTGCTAACTGGCAAACCAACTGCTGCTGAAGGGCCAACTGACGGTAGCCCATACAAAGAATACAATTTACAATTTAAGAGAACATATAATAGTGAAGCCGGTGCAATGTCAGGTACTACTGAAGATGTGACTGTAAAATTATTAGTTATCGGCGAAAATGTTGATGTCAACACTATACCAGAAGATGATCCAAATCTTGATATTTTATTATTGGAAGCAACATGCAGCGGTTTTGCATTACAAGCCTGCGAATTAATTACAGGTACTTGCCCAGATAGTTGCGGCGGCGGTACAACATGTTGCGGATCATCAAAATTTGATACAATATGTGGTTGTGTCAGCGGTGGAGGTGGCACATGCTTCTCTGGCGAAACATTAATTACAATGGCTGATCATTCTACTAAACCTATGAAAGATATTAGAGATGGTGATGAAATATTATCTTACAATTTTACTACCAACTCTCACGAAACAAATATCGTAGAACATATTCATATCCGTAAAGATAGAAAAATATTTGAATATACATTAAGTGACGGAAGTCGTCTTGTAACTACTGACGATCATCCTTTATATGTAATCAACAAAGGATGGTGTTCAGTAAATCCAACATTGACTATGCAGGGATACAAAGGATTAAGAAATAATCTAGTATCATTAGTAAGTGTAGGCGATGTATTGTTAAATGAAGCAGGTACTGGATTAGAGATTGTATCCATAAAGCGTTCTAATTATAAAGGAATCGTTTACACTTTCAATAACAAGCATAAGTCAAGTCCTAACTATTATGCAAACGGTATATTAGCATTCTAAATATGTTATATGCTGTCTTGGGGAACCTTTGTCGAAACATCTTCCTATATTAATATTAATGTTCTGAATGAAGATAGACAGAGGTTGTTCCCACTAGATGCTGCGTTATATACAGTTGAAAAAATTACAAAAACATATAACCCACCTTACACATTATTATTAAGTGGGGGCGTTGATAGTCAATCAATGCTTTATGCTTGGCATAAATCAGGCGTAAAATTTAATACATTTTCTGCTGTTTTTAATCACAACTTAAATGAATATGATTTAAGTTACCTTAAAGGTTTTGCTCATTATCAAGGTATAGATGTAAGAAATTATGTAGATTTTGATTTATTTAATTTTTTAGATTATGAGTACCCAGATTATGTAGAAAAGTATAAATGCGGTAGCCCACATATTTGTACTATAATGAAATTGGCATCGCTAGTAGGTGAGGGTACTGTAGTATCATCCGGTAACTTCATTGAACCGGGCGGATTTAGATTTACTAGAAATTTGTGCGGGCTATTAAGATACGCACAAGATACATCATTGCCTTTTTCTTTTATACCATTATTCTTAATGGAGACTCCAGAATTAGCTTATAGTTTTATAGATTTATTTCCCGAATACGAAGATCAATTAGGAAAGATTGATCAGTATACAATAAAAGTTGACATGTTTACTGGAGGCGGATTTCCAGTATTGAGACAACATCATAAAATGACAGGATATGAAGAAGTCAAACAGTACTATGATACGCATTTTAGCGACAGAGTTACACCTGCTGACAAATTAGTAACAGGGTCATTAGTAAGTCACCGAGTGTTTGACTTACTTTATAGGAACAAATATGAGAATAAATATAATAAGAATTTGTTGATGATTAACCGTTAAGGAATAAACAATGTTAGACAAGTTAAAAGCAAGATACGATCAGATCAAAGAAGAAACAGCAGCAATGAGCGAACAAGCTGCTAAATTATTGCACAATACACACCTAACGGAAGAGCAACGCAACCGTAGATTTGAAATATGTAAAGCATGTGAATGGTTATATACTCCTACTACTACCTGCAAAAAATGTGGTTGTTTCATGGTAGCAAAAACTTATTTACAAAGTGCTGAATGCCCAGTAGGTAAATGGGCAAAAGAGTCACGCGACACTTCAAACGATTGAACATTCCTAATATTAAATTCATATATTCAGTAGGGTCATATAACATAGACCGAGAAAAAGTTATTACCAATATATGTAATAAAATTTACCAACATTTAAGTTTACCCGATTACATAGAAATTGAATTTAAATATCTTCCTGATAATGTATATGCTGAAGCATTGTTAAATTATAAATTTAAAAATCGCATATACATAAATGAAAATCTTAATCTTAAAGAGATAGTCAAACCCCTAGTACATGAACTGATTCATCTAAATCAAATACATATAGGCAAACTTAGCACAAACGGTAGGGGTATCATTTTATGGGAGGGTTCTAGGTATAGTGTAAACCAAACATTACATAGTTACACAGACTATTGTAACCTGCCCTGGGAAATTGATGCTATGAGCAGAGAGCCCAAATTGCTTAAAATACTGCTGGAAAACTGAGGCTTGACACAGGACCCAATTAGTGATAGAATATGGGTATGCTGAAAAATCGTAAGCGCAGGTCAGATCGCAATCAGGCGATCTATCTGATAGAAAATACGATCACAGGTGAGCAGTATATAGGGCTTACTGTAGTGAGTTTTGGGGGCAACGCTAAACGGACTGTTCGGCGTCGTTTCTTGAAGCACATACAACGAGCCCGTACTGAGAACAAGGATTGGGCGCTGTCTAACAGTATTCGCCGGTACGGGGCTGACAACTTTGTTGCTACTCTGATAACGGTAATACGGGGCAAAAAGGAAGCGCACAAGATCGAAACGCAAATGATCAAAAACTATAATCCTGCCCTTAATACTTTTAAGTAAAAAGTATTTACTATATACTATTATTGTCCGTCACATATAGGAGTTATGTTGTGTCATTTTTAATATATCCTAGCAGGCCTACTGTTATGTTTGATCCTAGCAATAGCGATCATCGACGCTGGTTAGGTGAATTTACTAAATCTAGGTCTTGGGGGAATTGTCCTGTAAAATTTAGCACCAACGGGTCAGGTAACACTATTGCCCAGATGCAGTTAAAACTGTTACAGTATTACACAGACCAGGAATTCAAGGCTTGACAACGGGTTGGATACCCATTATACTAAGGACTATGAAAACTGAACGCATTAGTTTTGTTGTGAAGGCCCCTAAAAAGCGCAATCATCGTGT